AATGATTTGAAATTTACTATTTAAACTGCCGTTTAAATCACTTATCTTCTTTGCAAGTGATCCATCAATATTCGGGTTCGCCTGCCGCGCATCAAGTGCGAAGCCTTCCACTGTAGTGATCTGATTATTCGCCACATTCGTCGCCGGAAACGCTCCATTGATGGCATCCTTTAAGGTATCTGCCAACTTTATGACGTTTTTCGCTTCATCTAATGTAATTGTGGTTCCATCCAAGTTAATGCTAAGCGTTCCACTTTCATCTACGCTCATGCTTTTTCCGTCCGGCTTTACAACTCCGGCATCCTCTGTTGTTGCAATCGCACTAGCACCACCTACAACAGACTTAGACCAATATTCCGTATTGCTCGTTGCTGTTCCTGCCGGAACTTCCTTTTTCGCAAAATACAATGTGTTATTATAAGTTACTGCATCCAATCTCTTATATGTAGCATCTGCGCTCCAATCGCCCTTTGGCACAATTGCCACTCTTCCTGCTATAGCCATTTAAGCCACCTCCCAGTTTAAATTTCCGTCATTGTCAACGACAAAGTTATAAGCAGAATTGTCCGTGTAAATCAACTCTCCATCCTCATTCACATCAAATTCTGTCATTGTGAGTTTCTTGTTAATCTCGTTTTCGATTTCCTGCGCTCGGTCTGCGCTGTCCTTGGCATCTGTGGCGGATTTTGCAGCGTTGGTTTCGGATGTTTTTGCATTAGTTGCAGAATTTACAGCCTTGGAAGATTCCACTTTAATATCTGCAAGATAATCCGGACGCAGATGCCTTTCTTGGATACTTCCCTCTTTCACTATCGCCTTGACTTTTCCGTCAGATGTAAGTTCAAAAGCGATCGTATCGGAATCAAGAAATTCATATTCTGTAATCAGCGCAGACAAATCAACTTTCTGAGTGGTGCCATCATCAAGTGTAATAATCAGCTGTTGCGTCTGCGGATCGTATTTGAAGTTGACAGCCAGCTTTTCAAGTTTGGTATCAATAACAGCCTTGGAACCGTTCATCTTAACGACCGTCAGCGTTCCGTTGGATTCATCCCAAAGGATTTCCTTTACAAGCTCGTTAGCCTTGGTCAAGTCAACTTTTGTGGTATCGAGTGCGCACACACGATCGTCGATTGCATCAATGCCGCCCTCTATGTTGTTCAGCCTACTTTGATTAATTGCTGTCTTTTCACTTGGAAAATTCTCCCAATATTCGCGGCTATAGATTTTCTGATATGCCATCTGATCACTTCCTTTCTAACGCGGATAGCCTGCGTTCAAAATCGTTACATCTGTTCTGCAATTTCTGTATCATGGCAGTGTTAAGCGCAATAAACTCTTGATAGCACAATGTATACATATCATTTGCGCCACCATTCTGCTCTAAGAATTTTTCCCATTCCTCATTAGATTCAAAATCTTTTTCGGAGAATACCGCATGTTCCAGTCCGTAAAACTCATTTTCAGATATGTCACAATCCGTCATTGCCTGTTCGACATCCTGTGCAACAAATCCAATGTGCATTTTCTTATCATTCTCTATGAGCCGATATTCCATAGGTTGCAGTAACTCGAAAAATCTTTCAAACCGATCGTCCTCTAACAGCTTTCGAAAATCTTTTTTCTTTCTGCGGTCAGACGTTGTTTTCCAACCACCTGAAGAATAACCTCCAGCAAATGGATTTGGGTTAGTTCCACAATATACAGAACTAGAACTTGGAATAAGATTTCCGTTTCCAGAAATTTGCACATGTTCGCTGGATGTAATACCTTGCAAATAATATGCGGTCGATGCTTTTATGCACTGCATTGCACTTTCTGCAGTTGTTGCAGAATCTGCGGTTGTCGCATGATCTGCCGTACTCGCATGATCCCCTATGGCTACACCATCTTGATCTGTTACAGAGTTTAGATCGATGCGTATGTTTTGAAGCATTGGCCTTCCTCTTGCATCGAGTCCAATAATTACAATGTCATCGCCAAGAGACGTTGCAATAAAATTCAGAGAATCAATAATTGACACTCGTCCATTCCCGTCAAGCTGAAAATTATTGCTTTCAATTATAAGCCTGTTTCCACGAAGCATAATCTGGTCAGCACTGGCATTGATCATGGAAATAACTTGGTCGTTCTCGTCTCTTCCAAGTTTCAATTCCAATGATGCGTCTAATTGTCCTTCCGCTTTTTGTGCACGATCAACTTCTGCGGAAATGCTTTTTGCGGTCTGCTCAAACTTGGTATTTGTCTGTTCCTCTAAATCCTCATACGTGGATTGAAGATGGTCTGCGTTCCTCTCTAACTTTCCGGTACGCCTTTCTACGCTTTCAATCGTATCTCTGATAGAATTAACCTTTGCAGAGTGCGTCTGCGTGCCCTGCGCCGAGATTGAATCTCTCTTGCTTTGCACTCCGGTTAGGGTGCGCTGCAACAGATACGTTTCAACAATCTCTCTCGTGGTATTGAATCGGATTGGTTCCCCAAGTGTCAGACATGGATTTCCGACACAGGTGCAACTTTTAATCGGTGTATATGCTGCTTTTGCCATAATCGGCAATAGGTTATTTGCAATCTGTTCCAGCTCTGCTCCGGTCTTGTCTGATACAAGAAAGTTTCCTGTAATCGAATAGTTGTTTCCGGCAGTTCCAACAATAGCACCGGCATTATCTTCGCTTGTCTTGATTTCAAGCTGTGTGATCGCCTTGCTTTGGAAGTCCTCATAATCAAACGTGATATAGTGTCCGGTCATGGACTCTGTGTTCGCATCAGACGGAAATAAATTGTCAGATGGGAATAAATCTTCTGCCGGATAAAGTGCGCTTGTGATTGCTTTCAGAAAGACATATTCAAACTTTCCATCCCGGTTCATGTTCCCGAAGCATCCATTGATCTCGCATATTGCCGTCACAACCGTTTTGCCGCTGATTGCAGACTCTTCTGTGACCGCGCTTGAATCGTCCGTCTGTGTGGCTACAATCGTCTTATTGACCGTCATGGAATCATTGGCAAGGCTTGTTTCTACTTGCGCAATTCCAAGATACGCAAAAAAGCTATTACGGAACTGCTTAAGTGTCATTGGAAAGCTAAGTCCTGCATACCAAGACTTTACATCCGTATTGATAATGTCATACATAGCGTCATATGCCGTAATCTGCCGTTTTGTTCGGTCAGCCGTAGGAACATCGGATGCAACCTTAAAAACTCCGTATGGCATCGGGTTTTCGCTATCTCCGTCAATCGTTTCTTCGATAGAGATTGTCTTTCCAATAATGTTTCCTGCGGTGTTTCGTGCCGTGAATTTTACGCAATTCGCTTCGCACGCTCCAAACTTTAATTCAGACTCCGAACAAAGGCTTTCTTCGAGAGCGAACGTACCGATTTCAAGCATCGAATTGTCTATCTTCTGGTTCGTTCCAACAACAGATATGACCATCTGTTTATCTGTCGAGGAATCCCAATACTTTTCTTTCAAACTACTATTTATCATACACACCGCCTATAAATGAAAACTTGATTGCGTCATACTTAATCTTCCCATTTGCCACAGAATAGAACGTAGGCTGAATATCAGCGATATATCCGTACTGTGTCACATATCCGCGTTTTTCCGGCACGTATGCCGTGATATAGCCACCGCGCTCCTTTGCCTTGGTATAGTTCTTCTCAATATTCTTCCAAAAATCATCAAACTGCTTTTCGGTCAGCATGGCTTTGGTTTCAAATTCGACCTTTAGGGCTTTCAGTTCCACGGCATCACGATGCTCATATCCGTTTTCATCCGTCCAAGGGTCTTTGTCCTGCATATTTACATAGGAACTAAACGTGTCCTGCTTTATTAAATTGTTCGGTATGGTATAATTCCCAAACTTTACTAAATATCCGCCATATCCCATCGTTTACCTCCTAAAAATGGGTATAAAAATAGCACCTACCGTTTGGTAGATGCTATCCATTTGATTAAATTTTAAGCTACTACTGATTCCCATTCAGATTTCAGCTTTTCTACATCGTTTTCAAAAAGTTTGCAAGCGATTTCGTACAACTGCGGAATCATTCCCATTTCCCTGTCGATATAATCCATCTTGTTTCTTACTTTTGGCTTGAGCGTGCACCCTTCCATCCTTGATTTAAGGTTGCAGTGATATTTCCTTTCAAATTCTCCATAAAGCAACGAATAGCGTTCTTGATACTTTCCATCGGCACCGAAACGGACAATCTGCGTTATCCGCTGTCTCTTAGTTGCCAAGTCAATATCATCAACGAGTCCGATAATAACATCTTCTTTATGGATGATTTCTTTCTGCTGTCTTTTAATGGTTTCGTTCTGCTCTCTAACAGTTTTTAATGTCTGTGAAAATATCAGTTTAGTGTTTTCATCTGCATATGGTAGGTAAGTGGAAATAAATAATTCATCATTATTGACATACCCACCTGTTTTACGGATTGTAGGGAGAACCTCGGATGTTACCCAACGTTTGAACTTATGAAGTTTCTCTTTTCTTTCGTTTATAAGGGAGTCGTTTTGTGACACACCCTTTGCTTTCTGCGGTTGCATTTGAAAAAGCAAGGAATATAAGCCGCTTTCATTAACAATCGTCATTTTTTGTTTTCCACCTGGAGTATCAATTTGTGACACACCCTTATCAGAATCATCAATATTTGAAAGGCTTCTTCTGTAATTCGTATCTCCGAATACTTCGCATATATCCTTTCCAACAAACCATGGTTCATCATCGACCATGACCATTCTTATCTGTCCAAATATTGGATTTTCAAATACCTCAATGCCGTTTTGAATCTTAAGCATAAGTTGTGATTTTTTCATTCGTGTTTACCTCCATACATTTTTATCTGAATAAAAAAGAGGAAACCGGTTGTGAAATCACATTGGTTTCCTCTTTCGTACAGTATGGCGTTCGAGTAAGTAATCCGCATCTTCACGGATAAGGTTGTTTCCTTAGTAATAAGGAAAGACTATTTTTGATTTTGTGTCAATCCGATTTTGGAATTAAAATAAGCCGTGTTTCCACGGCTTAAGTGTCATTCATTTTTTAATCTTTACTGCAACCAAGTATATGTATATGCTTCATCAACATATATCTTATAACTGCTCGGATAGATCGTATCGTAATTTGAATCGTACGGAAAACTAAATGAAAAATAATCTGTATCTCCATTCTTTTCACATTCTGCATAATGATAATCATATTTGATCAAGTTGCCAGATGCATCATACATTACGCAAGAAATTTTCACAAATGAAAAATCTTTTCCGGAATCGTTTGTAGCTTCAACCGTAACATTATCTGCTCCAATGTCCGATTGAACCATTATATTGCGAACATCACAAACAGCATTTGTTGCTTCATCAACACTCAACGACATTTTATAGTTATCATAAGAAACATCGTTATAATCAGAATCGCTCGGTGCGTCAAAATAAAGAACACATTCCTTACCGGATTCAAAAGCTCTGTTACAATCGCTTTTGCTATCCAGCATTTTACCGTTTTTGTAGTATACAAGTTTTGCGTCAAGATCAACATTTACCTTGTTGTTGTTTTTCAAGATAGCAACAACTCCATGACCACTATCTTGGTATTCAATTGAGATGTTTTTCTTTACCTGGTTCGCATTAAAGGAAGAAGTGACGGTAACTTTGCAAGAAAGCGTTTTCTTTGCAATTTTTGCTTTTACGTACGTTGTTCCTTCTCCAACCGCCAGAACCTTTCCAGACTTATTTACAGAAGCAACATATTTATTGCCACTACTCCATTTAGCAGTTTTCCTCATTCCGCTTATCTTTAATGTTGCGGATTCTCCAATTTTTAAATTAAGAGTCTTTCTGCTTAATTTGATAGTTGCCGCCTGTGCAACAATCTGTTTCCCATCTGCATTTTGGATTGGCATAGCCGAAATCAAAACGGCAAATGCCAACCCCATCGCTACTAATAATTTTTTTGTGCTTCTCATAATGACTCCTTTCTTGTGATATGATTTATTTAGAATTATATCACGTTCTATTATAGAAGTCACTAAAAAACATATACATTGTCTCCGGTTCGATTGTAATGTTCTCTACCATAATCCCTTGCAGCTTTTCCTATGTCGCTTGTAGTAATTCCGAAATTTTTCTGTAAAATAGCTTGTAATAACTGATTTTGCTGTCGCAATAAGGAAACCTCTTGCGCAGATGTTGAATTGATAGCATCTTTGATTCCAGTAATTTCTTGGCTTCCTGCGACCGCTGGCTTACCTCCGACTGTTCCCATAATTTCCGGAAGTCCATTTTCTCCAACTGTTGCTATGCTATATTTATCCATAAAACCGCCCGTTGCATAAGCCTTTACTTTAGGTAGGCTCACTTTCGGCACAAGATCGACTCCGCTCCACTTTACCTTTGCTACTTTAGCCGCCGCAGAAACAACACTGTTAAACCCTCTCAAAACGGTATTCACTCCACCGATCAATGAATTTATTGCTGTTTCAATTCTTGAAATTACGGTGTTCATTGCCCCGGCAACGCCACTTTTCACGCTATTCCATAATTTGCTGAATATTTCAGCTACACTTTCTTTCATCTTCGAGAAAGCATTTTTTATCGGGGTGGTTACATGTTCTTTAAACCAACTAGAAACACTGTTCCACGCCCCGGTTACCGCTGTTTTTGCCGCGCTAAATGCTTTCTGAATAGATTCTTTTGCTGAACTAAAAGCATTCTTAATAGGTGTTGTAACATGCTCCTTAAACCAACCGGAAACTACAGCCCATACCGATTTCACAGTTGTCCATAGAACCTTAAATGCGGTTGATACTGCCGATTTCAATAATTCAAAATTCTTCTTTATTGGCTCTATTACCTTTGATTTAAACCAATCAGAAACAACAATCCATACAGCCTTGACAATGATCCACAATCCTTGAAAGATTTGACCAACTCTTTTCGAAAATCCTTGGAAAAATGAAACAATAGGAGTTATAACATTAGTATTGAACCATCCAGAAACTGTTTTCCATACACCGGATATATCTTTCCATAAAGAAGAGAAAAAACCGGAAACGGATTTCCATAATCCCTCAAAAAATCCGCTTATTGGCTTAATCACATTAGTATTAAACCAATCTCCGGCTTTTGAGAAAATTCCTTTTATTTCTTTCCAATGATCCTTGACTACTACAGTTGCCGTTGCAACAGCAGCTACTATTCCTGCGATAATAGCTGCCGGTGCTGCCGCTACCCCTAAAATAACCGCTCCGACTGCCGTAATCGTAACTCCGACAAGCATAAGTGCTTCATTAAGCCAACTGAATCCGTTCTTTAACATGGTCACAAAGTTTGATATTGCAGTAAATGCGCCAATCGCAACGGAGCCTATTCCGGTTATTGCTTTTGCAACAGGGCTTATAAATGCAAGCGCACCTTCTGCCGCTTTGCTTCCAAACAAAGCCTTAAATCCTGCCGAAATGGTTGTTCCAACCGTCGCAAATGCCGTCGTTATTTTTCCGGATAATGCAGTAGACAAAGCTGCGCCAATTCCTTGGTTTGCCGCAATTTCAACGCCAAGCCTTGATGCAAGTGAACCAGCTATTGCTTTTGAAATGGAAGTTCCGATTATATCAAGTGCGGTTTTTGCAAGATGCAATCCAAGGATTTTTTTGATTGTCAGTGCACCGATGATAATTGCGACTGTCTTTACATCTAAGTTGCTTAAAAACTCCTTGACACCTTTCCATGCATCCTTCCAAGAAATTTTACTTAATGCTGTCGTAACTGCATCAAACGCACCTTGCGCCCACGAATTAAGCGTTTTAGCTAATAATGCAAAGTCAAAGTTTTGGAAAAACTTGTTAATTCCGTCTGCGATTGAATTTCCAAATTGTTTCCAATTAAATGTCGTGCCAAACGAATCCAATCCATGAAGCACTGTGTTTAGTGAATTGGCAATCAGTTTTCCGGTTTCTCCGAATAATGTTGTACCTTTTTGCCCTTTAAACAGTCCGTTGAGGAATTGAGCCAATCCTCTTCCAAATCCTTCGGCTTTTGCATACACCTCTTTCCATTTAATTTTCTTCATTGCTTTAATTAACGCGCCGGAGATTGCTTTTCCAAGTCCTTCAAGGTCTTTGATGTTGCTTTTGAATTTCTTAAAGATGGTGTCCGTCTGAACTAATCCACCATCAGCACCGGTGCCGCCACCAGCACCTGAACCAGATCCAGAACCAGAACCTTTATTCCCGGAACCGGAAGTATTATCTTTACTTTGTTTTGAAATAACCTTTAATTCATCAAATGCACGAGTTGCCTGTTGGATTTCCTTTTTTGCTTTCTTGGCATTTTTTGCGATACCACCCGTGTTTTTCCCTGCGTTTCCTGCGGCATTGCTTAAATCGTCCATGCCGTCAGATGCGCTTCCAATATCATCAGCAAGACCGCTGATTCCTGCCCCTTTGCTTGCTTCATACTTCCATCCGAAGATAGAACCTAAAGCATTTGTTACCATTTCCGCAAAAGAAATCACCTTCTGTAGAACCGCATTAAGTACCTTGATAAATGGCTTAAATGCATTGATTAAACCGCTACCAACAACAGCTCCAAGTGCTTTGAAGTTCTCTCTAAGCATGGTTATCTGGTTATGCCATGTCAATATGTTATCGTAAAGGCTTTTTATCCTCTACTTCTTATGGTTTCCCATAAGTTCGGCGTACATTTTCAACCGCAGCATTGTGGCTGTCGGATACTCTTGGGGATATTATATTCTACACTCTTTCCATAAGAAAAGAGCATAGGTTCAATCCCTACGCTCTACAATGTGCTATAACTTTTATTTTATAGCCTTATCTCGGTATTAGCTTATTGACTTATCCACTTATAACCATAAGCAGTTCGCCCCTCTTGGTCAATTACATTATGTATTGCTTTGTAATTAACTCCAAGAGATTCCCCTGCTTCGGATATTCTATCGAACACTCTTATAATCTCTCTGGTTTTCGCATCCACTTGCGCAATTTTTCTTCCTTTTTTGCGCTTTTTATAGATGCTCAAATCTTTTATTGGAAAATCTTCTTCGTATACAAAAATATATCCATTTGCCGACTTATAGGTATTTGAAAGCACACCGGAAATAGTTGTTCTATTTGCTCCGGTAATCCTAGCCGCCTCCTGCAAACTTTTAAATTTCTGTATAAAATTTCCTTCCATATCACATTGAATAATGCTTCTCATTCCGTTAGGTTCCGGCTTTCTATAGGTTTTCGCTCCGTTTGATTCATACTCATCCTCAAACATGAACATATAGCCCTTTGTCTGCCGCCTTTTTCCTTTACAATTAAGCAGAACATCCGTATTATTAAATCCGTCAATTTCTGCATCCATTGCACTATCATAACGCTTAATGTACCGTCCGTCAAGCGTCAGCAAAACAACTGCCCTGGCGTTATGATACGGCGCGCCTTTCCCACCTTTGGTCATATTATAGCCATCTCGATAGGTGTTAAATTTTTCAATGTAATACTTTTCCAACTCACAGGCTCCATCTTCGCTTTCACACGTTTCGATGATTTCCCATGAGAAGTTGTCAAACCCGAATTCTTTAATTGCTCTATGAAAGTCGCAATCTTCTTTTTCGTAGCACCTTTGATGTTGCCACACTCTGCTATGAAAATCACAAGTTTGACCGACATAAGATTTTCCGTTTATTTTATTTGTTGCTTTGTAGATATAATATGTTCGCATTAAATCACCTCAAACATATTATACAAAAATGTTCGTGCTAAGTCAACTTAGCCTTCACCGATTTTACCCGATTTTTCATCGACATATTGCTATGCCGCGCGACACATGAAACAAAAGTTTCGTTTATCGGCTGTTCTGGCAAAGTCTCCGGTAATATTGGTTGTATGCGCAAGCACATACTGATACCTCAACATAGCTTTTTCAGCCTGTGTCATTGAGGAAACGTTTGCATCAAGTCCTTGCTTTAACGCCCATTCCTTTAATGTTGCCTGCGTCAAGTCGATACCATAACGCCGCATAGGTGCCGTAGTACCGGAAAATACAGATTGCAGACTTTTGGCAATATCTTCTTGACTCACATCATAGAATGAAGCCATATCTCCGGCTAATTCGGTCAACCGGATAGACATTTTTGCCATCTGCCCTTGCGGAATATCAAGGGCGGTTCCCATCGCTTGAAATCTGCTTGCAAACTGTTTCGCGGACAATTCAGACATACCAAATTTTTCAATTGATGTTTTTGCGAAATTGTTAATTAGGCTTTCATACTGCCCGAATGTCTGCCTTACAACGTTCTCAACCTCTGTCAGTGAAGATGATATGTCAATGGCATCTCCAAGTAGCCTAAATCCTCGGAATAAAGCCCAGTACGTTGCATACACTTTTCCGATTGCAGACGCAAGGGAAAATGACTTCTTGGTAACCGCAGAAGCACTTGAACTAAATCCACTAAATGAGCTTGTGATGCTTTTTGCCGCTGTTCCTGCCGCTCCACCGGTACGTGATAATTTTGCCAATGCATTTGTCATGTCAATAATATTCCGGCTTACGCTAGGGGCTTTCGACAATTCGGACATAAGCTGTCGCATTGCAACCGCAAGTTTTGGTATATTCTCGATAGCCTTTGTTGAGCTTGTATAACCAAGTTGCTTGATTCCTCCGGCTAATTCCGATAACCCTTGCACCGATTTTGACATACCGGAAAACGAGCTTACCGACTTTGAAATCTGTCGCATTGCTCCGGCTGCTGCATTTATCTTTTCTGTGTCAATGTTGCTAAGCGTTTTGATGTTTCTTGCAAGAGTCGAGAATGACCTTGAATCAACACTGCGCATGGCACTCATTGAGTTTGACAATCGGTTTACTCCGGTTGATAACCGGTTAATTCCGCTAGAATCTATGCTTTGCAAGGATGAAGATAGTTTTCCTAACCTTGTTATCAGTGCGTCGATCTGGCCATTAGCCTGTCTTGCCTGCGCTTGAATCTTGACCTCTAAGGTTTCTAATTCCAACAGTTACACCTCCTTTATTTAGTTTTAGAAAAAGGCGGCAGAATTTGACCCCTACCGCCCTTGAATTACTTTTTCAGTTTTCCTCTTTTCAGAAGAGAAAGCATCTTTGAATTTTCCTCTGATGTAAACTTAAAATTGGAAAATCCGTTCTTTTTTGCGATTTCCGCACGATGTTCTTTCGACACATCATCTTCCCCAACCGCTTTTAATGCTTCGACTATTGAACCGGAATTTCCGGTATACTTCGGATAATACTTGGTTTTGCATTTTCTTGCGCCTTTTACAACAATAACTGTGTGACCTTTTGTGCGTGTCACAAGAATATCTCCGTTGTAAAGTGCGTCTCCCTGCCTATAAGAGCCTACATCTTTAAATAAGCCGGATTTCAGAATCACCGACCGTTCATTTGATGTATTGAAATCTCCCACATCCCTGCCAGATGCATAGATAATACAAGAACGTACAAGAGAAGAACAATCGCATTCCGTCTTGACCTTTGTGTTAATGCCATGTTTAATGACTCCGTAGCGTTCCGATTGGTCATAGCCGATATTTTTGTTGTCAGATGCAATCTGCATAGCTTCGGCTAACTTCTCCGCAACCCTATCGTCCTTCGCCCTTAGCACGTACCATCCCTTAGAATGGTTGTAAAACTTCTGCGTAGACACTTCCTGTCCGGTCTGGTCTCCGGCTTTTCCACCAGAATAGCAGTTTCCGTGTTCATCGTGCCTAGCACTTCCGATAATTACTGCCATAGCAATACCTCTTTTCTTAAACTATCTTTGGCTTTGGTAAATGTGATTTCCTTGATTCAGCCGCCCACGCTTCTTCTGCCTTAAGCATTTCTCGCATCTCTGCATCGGGATCGTCCGTATTATGCTTTTCGATGGAATCATAGCAAGTTTCTTTCACGTACTTACTATTACCCTTGCCGAATGTCGCGTCTATTGCGGTCACAAGTGCTGACGTTGCATATCTTCCGAACCACATATACATTTCCATGTCGCGTTGCTTCCATTCTGCCTTATATGCATCCACATAAGGCTTAAGCAACTCTGGATTCATCATATCTATATCATCAATGGAAAATCCGTAGCCTTTCGTTACCATAAGGTAAAACGGACGGATTTCCGCAACGTAATATTCCCATGTTAATTCTTGACTTTCGCTTTGGATGGGGTCTTTTTCTTCTCTTTCTCCTGCTCCTGCGCTCTCTCCAACGACTCCATCATCTGCGCTAAAAAACCGTTTGTCATCATTTCCTCCTGCATATCAGCGAATAAATCCATGCAGTTAATCTCGTTTGTGTCAATCGCATCATAGAGAATGTCGGACACCTTCTCAAGCTTCTCATCGTAACCATCGTTTGTTTTGTAATCATATCCAAATTCTTCATTGTGATGCATCTGCAATCCCACAAGAAGCGTCTTAGGAAGTGTTTCAAGAAGAATATCTTCCATAGAAGAAATATCTTCCATGTCCTGTGTCTTCATAATATCCTGTAAGATATGTGATTTTAACGATGGTCTTGTTGCAAACTGAATTGTATATTCTTTTCCACCTAATTTAACTTTCATGTTTTACCTTGCCTTTCTGCCCTATATTGGCAAGGGGCAGTGTTGCCACCGCCCCATTGTTGCTTATCTTATTGCTTCAAGTTCTGCTATCGACCGATCATCCTCGCCTACCGGTGCGGTCGATTGCTCGTCCGATAGGCTTTTTACCCCACCACTGTTACAGTGAATGTTCCATCGTTGTTATCAACGACTTTCAGCTTATCCGTAACAAGCTCTGATGCCGTGCTCGGAATAACAGTTGCGGTCATTTCAAGGATTTCATCTACACCGCCTACATCATTCGGTGTCGCGGTAACAGTTCCGGTGTATGCGTATTTTGCCACGCCACCGATTCCATCTGTACCGTACAGGTGGATAATGTCAACCTTTTTATCTCCCAGCTTTTCGATGTTTTCCAGATATTCTTTTGCAAGGTTTCCGGTGATTTCCCGGGAATCCGCTGTCTTAATACCTTTCTCAAATGTCTGCTGTGGGTCTTCCATCGTGGTTGACTCAACCGTGTTTGGTGGAGATGCCGGAGATGGAATAGACTTTGCAGCAAGTAAAAGGTTGTAAGTCCCTGCAAAGTCGGCTTGTTCCGCTGTGTGCTCTTTAATAATCACACGCGACTTATAACTTGTTGATGCCATGATTTTCTGCTTCCTTTCTGCCTTGCGGCTATGCTAAATTTTCATACGCTCCAATAATTCGCGATACGCGAAAAGTTGCCGTGCGCACTTGTTTGGAAATCGTGAACACAGCATTTGACACATCAAAATTTTTTGATTTAAAAAAGGACACTGCATACTCTGCAATGTCCTTAATCTTTTCCCTTCTTCCTTTATTTGTTATTGTAATTTGAAATGTTGGGCGAATTGCGTTAATAAAATAAGACTCTGTATCTCTCCCGGCTTCTGTAAATCCAATCTGTTGTATAAGAAGTGTTGGAAAAACAGGTGTTCCGTTCGATTCCTCGTCCTGCGTTACCTTGATTCCGATTTCTTTGCTTTCCATGTAAACTTTCAGCAATCGGCAAACGGTATCTTCAAAATCAAGTGCCCAACTATTTAACTCATTTTCCACCGAATACCTCCCTTGCAATCTTTACATACTGTTGAATAATCTGTTGTTCCGCATTATACATTGGCATTGTGGCTTTGATACCGTGGGTATAACGCCATGTTTCGGTCTTATCGTCCCAATAGTACCAACCATCTTCAAAAGCGTGTATTTGCCCCGGATATGTGCCGACACCGAATCCAAGTTCCGGTGCTTTCGGGTTCTCTTTGGAGTTATAAAAAATACCAGCTCCAAACTCTACCGCCAACAAAGTATAGAACGGTTCTCTATCTTCTGATGTTACCGTTTTTCCGGTTGCAATCAGAATCGCGTTTGAGGTCATTAACTGTGGTGCTTTATCTACCCTTACCGTTATCGTGTTTCCGATTGGAGATTTCGATATTTGTTTTATTGCCACTGTCTGACCCTCCTGCGCAAGCCTAGAAACAAGTAAATCGCATTTAGCCTGTAAACTATCGCGGTACTGCTCTAATTTCTTTATAGCGTCTTGTATGGACTTAGTGGATAGTGTCATTGAAATAGTTTTCTTTGCCATGTGATTACCTACTTAATATTCTTCCGAAGAAGAAACAAATCCGTGGTCAGTCCTTCATCGGCAACGCCTTTTACGATGTAATCTGCGGTTTCTGAATCCACAAGTCCATCATCAGTGCGTTTGACTTCCGAACGTTTCCACACCACATCACCGGCTTTCAGTGGCAAATATCCTTTATCCGTGACAAGCTGACAGTATGATGTACTGTCATCAATTCCAAATTCTTTCACAAGGGCTTCTGACAGCTTATTGCTGATATTGGCTCGGAATGTCGTAGGTTCTGAAAACCCTTCAACTTCCTCGCCTTTCGGAATCTTGTTACCCTCGGAATCTAAATAAGGTACAAAGTTCCCATCAGAATCCTTGTACCCCTCATAGACAATATCGCCATTTTCATCGGTTTGTGGGATAAATACCCTCTGTCCGGATTGCGAATACTTCATTTCCTGCTTGTTAATGTCAAGCATTGGTGTTTTCCTCCGGGATTCCGGCAACACTTGTCAGAAGTGATAACACTCCGGCAAGGACTGATGCAGAAAGAACATATTTCCAATCCACCGCGCCCATAAATGCCGCCGTTCCAATTCCGGCAATCGCCGCTTGCGCAACAGTCTTGATTGCTCGGATGCCGGCTTTCTTAGTCCAATCCTTCCAATTCCTCATGGCTTTTATCTCCTTTCCCTATATGAATCTCTTCAATCTCATGTTTCATTTTTGTAACCATTCCATTTCCACCTAACGCATGGTACGCATCATACATCTCGCAGAAGTTCTGATAGGCATATGACGGTATTTCTCCGATTCTGGTGTACTTTGCATGGTATTCAATAAGTTGGACGCGCAAAAGAAGCATTGTTCCCTTACTGTTCGCATCCCTGCTTTTCTTTTGTTGTTTAAGAAGCCAAACTATATATCCAAGCACTATCGGAAGTGCCACAAGATAAGTTTGAATCAAAATACTTTTCATTTGAATCTCCTTTTGACGCACTGCCCACCACCGCTTAATGTACGCCGCCTGCAACCATAATGGTCACGCTCAATCTTCTTTAATTACATTGCTTTTACAAACGGAAACACTCCAACAAAAAGGCTTTCACGGTCTTTCCATGTCCGGCTCACACCGTTTTCGGAGAAACTTGCCATGTATGCTTCTCCTGCCTGCGACCGGTCGTACACTGCCAAATTGACCATAATGTTTTCATAGTTCTTAACATCACTGTCAATCTGGTCTTGCGTGTATGTGTCCGGATAGTTCCGTCTGCTGATAATCTCTTTTCTTGCCTGCTCTAAAAGCTGTTCAATCAAAGGGTTACATTCTTTTTCATCAAACACAACTTTATCGGACTTCTCCCCGGTCGCTTCGTCCTCTACCTCTTCTATATGAAATTGTTTTAAGCGAATCTTTACCTGTTCGACAAGTGTGTATGACATAAAGCATTTCCTCCTACAACTCTACACTTTCCATAACTGCTCTTGCTTCAAGTACTGCAATATAGTCAGTCATTGCCTTAATCTGCATATTATAAGTGCTTCTAGGGCATGTAGGCTCAAAGTTGAGTTCTCCTGCATCCCACTTTTCAAGCATAGCCTTTAATTTCTGATAGCGAATAACAACCTGCTGATATTCCGCTCTAAAACGCTCCTTATAATCGGAACTATTCATCATTTCAACTGTATCTTTTAATTCCATGAAACTAACCTCCTACAGATTAAATTTTGCAATCAGAATTTCTTTCAGTTCCGCTCCACTTGTCGCTTGTGCGTTTTCAATTCCCTGCTCCGCGGCAAGTTTTTGCAAGTCTGCGGTACTCATTCTGTTGATTTCGGTCTTTGTATACCCAACGGAAGATACCGGAGAATTACTATCCGGCACCTCTTCTCCTGCGTTATACCATTTACCATTATGAATCACTATATATGGATATTTCATAGTTGCACCCCCTACTCTTCGCTATGAACCTCATATACGAATGTGCTATCCATATTCTCGTATGATGGAAGTACAACCTCGGATGCAAATGTTGACATCTTCATAGGCGGTCCATACTCTGTCTTTGTAGCGACTGTAATACCTACACCATATGTTGTTACATCAACATCAGCTACCTGTCTTGCAGTTCTTTCTTCTGGTGTAGTGCCAAACCAAGTGCTGCCAAGGCTGCCTTCTGGAAGAAGTGTAACCTTGTTATCCGGGTAGAAGTACTGCTCTTTGCCATCATCATCAATGTACATCTTATCGTAAAGTACGATAGTGAGCTTCGCCCTCTTCTGTACCACCGAAATAACAGTATCATCGTCAACCTCAATAGTTGCTGTAAGGTTCTGTGCAAGAATTGAGTTTCTTATTTGTGCATTGTCAAGCAGATATTGGAATGTATTGCTGTTCATAAGTGCGTATCTAGCAATCTTACCCTGCTTCTGTAACTTCTTTCTTGCATTGTTAAGGTCTGTAAGTGGCTTTGAATTAGCTGTATCGCTCCACATGCTTGTGCCGGATAACTTTGCGTAATGGTCTTTTGCGTATGAGCCATCCTTATCGTAATCATAAGCGTACTGAACGCCATCACTTACAATAGCAATTACCGGATGGCCTGCATTTGTAGAAAGAAGTGACATTCTCATACGCTCCGGCACAACTTCTGCACCGCTTACAAGGTTGTTAGTATCGTCATATACGCTTGATAAAGCACTTGCAAGGTAAGGGTCGTCTTCTGATTGAATACGCTCGATTTCAAGCATTTCCTCTTCACCGACTGTCATTCCCTCACGGAAAAATGCCATCTGTGTTTTTTCCTTACTTAATCCGCCTCTAGCTCTAAGAGTTGGGATTGTGTCAAAGTTAGATGGCGCAAGCGAAACCGGCAAACCCTTGTGTGTCTTAATCCAACTTAAATCAAGCCCCTGCTTCTTTCTTTCTGGAAACCACTGTAAACCAAGATAAGGTATCTGATTACTAGCGTTTTCTGTTGCCGATAATGCGATAGACTTACTGTCTAATACTTCATTAATTAACATCTATTTACCTCCTGTTACTATTCAAATACAATCATTGGAAGAGCTGTCTTAACTGTTGCGTCATATGTAACGCCGGAATGTGCTTCCGCTACTTTTGTATTAAGATATGCCTTTTTAAGTGCTACTCCCTGTGGTCTGTCTTCTGTTACATCAAATCTTAAGATTCCGATTGCTGTTGCTGTATTATCAGCCACACCTGACTTGTTTACTGGTGTACCGGCCTTTACAATCTTCTTTCCATTCGCATCCTTTTCTGTTACCGCTGAAAAATCAAGTGTTAATGGGATTGCTTCATTAGGCTCTCTCTTTAAAATCTGAACATCTCCTGCGTATAAAGTCTTTTCATACTGCATATTCATTTCCTTTGCCATTTCTTACCTCCTGTTATTGTTGAATGTAATGTGATAAAACGTCATTGTTCTTAGGCGCATTAGATATAAGGCTTTCTGCTATCTTTTCAGCATTTGTCTTATTGTCTGCACCAGCTTTATTTCCGCCAGCCGTTCCACCGCCCGGATTCGTACTGCCATTCGCAATCTCCTGTTCCTTGGCTTGCGCTGCCGCGGTCTCTTTTTCAGAGATAATCTTTCCAAGAACGTCATAATCAAAGCTGCCATCGTCTTTTACAATCTGCGCTGCCTGTTCTGCGGTAACATTAAATTTAGATGCGGCATTGGCCCTCTGCGCGGCTATTGCCTGCGCTTTTTCAAGTTCCGCGATTCTCGCATTGGCTTTTTCGAGGTTCTTATTTGCCTGCTCGACTTCCGTGAGCTTTCCCTGTTCGATATCATCGAGTTGCTTCTGCAACTCTTCAGCTTTGTCAGCCTTTGTCTTGTACTCGTCAACCTTTGCTTTGGCTCTCTGTACGGAACTTCCGTAATCTGCCATGATCTTGTCTGCGTTTTCCTCGCTTAATCCCATAGCAATCAGATCTTCTCTCTTCATTCATTACCTCCGATATGTCATACGAATTTTTATACGGTGCAACGACACCGAACGACATTGTTGATTTTTACGCTCACAACTTTGCGAATTTTTATAAAATAAAAACAGCCGCCGATTACTCGGTGACTGTCTTATCTTTGTTTGTCTGGCTCTGTGTGCCATCTGTATTCATTTTATTTATCAATTCTTGTGCTTTCTGTTCCTGTGTTTCTACATCATCAATGGTTTTCCACAGATTGTCCAAGTATGGCTTTGACAACAGGAATGTCTTTTCTGCATCTCCCCAAAGCCCGACAGATTTAATTGCCACAAGCGGATGAATACCAGCTTGTAAAAGCTGATATAATGTCTGCGACTTGGTGTACATATTGTCTTGTGGGCTATGGTTAATCTGAACATCAAAGTCTCGCAAACTCAATCCCAAATCGTGATCCTGTATACGAATCACATTCAAAACAACTTTTGCGAGTCTTTTTTCAGAAGTTTTAACTATTGGATCTTTTAATTTTGCCCTAGTCTTTGAAAAATCCCATCCAGATCTCAAAGACACCGCCCCCATTGTAGAGCCTCCGTCAGATCCTTTATTCTGTTGTGGAATCGCTAAAATAGATAAGGTGTTTTCCCACAAATCATCCTTTGCAACCTGGCACTCTGTCTGATTCAGCTCTTGTGTCATAATGTCAACATCTGATTTATTCTGTTCATTGTTGGATTTTACCGTCAGCGCATGGGAAATCTTCATTTTTTCAAAGGTTTCCGGGTCAATGTCGCAATTTACAAACTTTATCCAAAACTGAACAAACTGCTCAACGCCATCCATTCGGTTTGACTGCATTGTATTGATTGCATCCAATAGTCCGATCACAAGCTCAATATCAGAAATGCGCTCATGGTTGTTCGGGAACTCAACAATCGGGATTCCGCCAAAGCCATGCAGTTTCCAATCTCGAACCTCTCCATTTACAATCTTGCATTCGTAAGAGTCCGTGTAGCAGAGTTTATACATCTGTCCATCGGCATCCTTAAGCTCTTGGATTGCTAAAAGTGGTTCTTCTGTGGAACGGCTGTAGATAACAAACGTATTCATTGGTGTTGGTGCAACGATTCTGAATGGTATATCTCCATTTTTTGTAATCTGTACCGCCTTAAATGACGTCCCGGTTGCTGATTGCCATTCTCCTGCCTTAATGTCCTTTTCCTGCTTATTAGCATCGGTCAGATAGTCGTTAAATTCATCAACCGCATTGTTTATACGGTCATCATCTTTCCTGCTGATAAGCTGAATTGGCTCACCGTAAGTCTGACCAACCTTGAATTGAACGATCTCATAGGCATGGTTTTCAGATACCTTATTGGTTATATCCGCATTTTGCACCTTTGTTCGGTACAATACAGGCTGATCGCCCTTGTAATAGTTCCACAGATAACGGATGATCGTCTTGTTGAAATAAAATGCACCAATGCAGTTTCCGATAACATTTACGATATTGTCTGCCGTAATCTGTTCTACGTTAGCATATGCAATTTTTCTTCCATATCTGCCTTTTACAAGGTCATGAAAATACTGTGTGTTCTTCATATAAATAAAACTCCACTACTGCAAGCGCGTTTTTGTATTGGCTTTGTTTCAATTTTGCCTGTTGCCACGCGATAAATCACAATATGATTGCATTTTTTACATTTACACGGATGATCTATCGTAGATCTCCCATCATAATGTCCGGCAATTCTTCCGCAATCCGGGCAATATATAGTTACTTTTTCCATAGAAGTCTCTTTCTTGTAAATAAAAAACACCGCCATTTCTGACAGTGTCTTTTACGGGTTATATGCTTTTGGGGTTGTAGGATTTTGCTTTTCTACTCTTTTATTATACCATGCAAGTTTTTGGAAATGTTGTGAAAGAGTGTGAACTATTGTGCACTTTTATGCACTCTTTCCAAGATAAATCCCGCCGAATTTCTTCTCAAACTCCCGAATAGCCTTCTTTCGGAGGTTCATGATATTTCTGTAGGAATATCCCATTTCTACAGAAATTAAATTCCAGTCCTTATTATCAACATAGTGCGCATACAGGACAATATACACATCTGTATTTTCCATACTGTCAATCTGCCCGATAATAACCCGGCGTTTATCCACAAATTCGCACACAAGTTCTTTTATCTCGTTCTGTAGGTCTGCAATTTTAGCAACAGCACTTCCCATTTTGTCGGAATTGCCGGATGATTGCACATCAACCTCTTTGGGAGATACGGAAATGGAAGTTGCCATATTGGAAAGTTTTTGAATTTCAGACATTTTGTTTTTGATAACATGATCACATCTATTTATTTGTGAAAGATATTTGTCCGTTGTCATATCCTAATACCTCCTAAATGGGTTTACTGCTGCTTCTACCTTTGCTGTATTGTTTGGGTTATCTATAAACATTTCAAGCTGAGTTAAACCGTCTGCTGCATCGTCGTGTTCATTACCGCCAATACTTACAAACATAGAGAGTTCATCCATAGCCGCTTGATATTCGTCATTTCTATAATATCTTGTTACTCCAAGATCTGAATCTTTCTTCATTTGTTCCTGCGTCGGTCGGTGCATATCAAGAAATATGAATTTTCTCTTAACATCACCGGAATATGCTATGATCTTCGATAACTTCTCAACCTTGTTTGGTGCTTTTCTACTTGTACATGAGCATTTATAGTCCTGTTCCTGCAACTTTTCATCTACATATTGGCAATACAGATCTCCTCCGGTATTTCCCTCAAATCTTGTCTGCCTAATCTCATTCCCGATAATTCGTCCAACAACAAGAGGGATTGTTACCTCTTTCGGGCCTTTGTTGAATACCCAATCGTAAATATAAACATCACCGTTTTCATATTCTGCCCCAATCGGCATTGACAAGCTATCGCCGCCGCCCCAGGCAACATCCACAACTCCGATGCGTCGGAAATCTCCGTCCGGTAGGATTCCGTTAAATAGTCTCAAATCCGTATAAAGCAATCCTTCGCGGACATATGGTTGCTGCATAAACTTAGCCATCCATTCGGCATTGTCAAGCTTATCTCGCATATCCCGATAGTATTCCGTGGAAAATCCGTTGATTTCATACGCGAAATTGCTTTCATCATTTTCATTAAGTGCCGGAATCTTACGGAATCGGTATTGTGGGTCATGCTCATATTGCTTTCTCATGCGCTCCAATGGATCTAAAACATTCCAAAGAGTACCAACCATCAATTCCCTTGCACCGTCATTTTTACGGTCAACCATCTTGTTTAGGTACTCTTGGTATGTGTTTTCCATTCGAGTAGGGCTTAATGAATGCTCACGATCACGAACCAAGTCATCGACATATAAATATCCGTCTTTTGAAACATCGACCGCTCCTGTCCATGTTCCATCAATACCACGGCACGTTACGGTTGCGAATCTGTCCGGATCTCCAAGCGTGATCGTAAATTCGTCCGCGCTCTTGTCTGTCGGAATTGATGCGTTTGCGTATTCCGGATGCCAATAAGCAAAAAGTTCAGCAAACGTATATTCTTCCGTGGTAAAAAGATTTATCAGTTCTTTGTAAAATCCTTTTGCCAAAATACCGGAGTGACCGCCCATAGCACTATGGCTGTTTGGTCTGCGCAAAGCTACCCACGCAAGAAAGAAAATACAGATAGTCGATTTACCGACACGCGATGGCATTGACAATCCGTAAAATTTAATCTTCCGGTTTTCCAAATCTTCAAGATCTTGAGCGACTATATTCAGTGTCTTGCGGCGTGGATAATAAAACCGTTTACTCCAATTTCTTTTGCGCTCCATAAAGTAAATAAAGCTCTCGAAACGATAAAAGCTCTCTAATCGCAAGACTTCATAGAACTGATCCACAAGTTTGTATCCGCCTTTAATGTCGTGATCCTGCGCATATCGTTCAAGTTCCCATATGCTACCACCCGCGTTTTTCTGCGTATATTCGTTGATTAAAGCCTTTGTTCTTTCGGTTATAGTCAATCCATAGTCAACGTCTTTTTCCGTCCGAATCGCCACATTGCACGCTTTCAAAAGGGCATCTATTACCTGTTCATCAACGCCTTTTCTCTGTATGTAGTTTTCATATCCATTTACTGCATTGATTAACTGCTTTGAAGCCAAATAAAAAGCACCTCCGCAAAAAGCAGAAGTGCCTTGACCTCTGCCTATAACTGTTTTTAGGTTAGCGACTAACTCCATTTGTTAGCCGGTAATATGCGTAGTCAGTAGTAAAAGCTATTCTTAGCACACCAATATTGTACGCACCTCTTAGTATTTCGGAAATTATTTAAAGACTATTTTCTTGGTCTGAATTGTTATTTATTTTATATCCGCAACGCTTTCCACAAAGCAATTGTAATAGATATATCTCTTGCCGTTAAAATCAAACTTAACATATCCACCATCGTTTGTGCTAAGGTCAATCTTGCCTTTATATGTTGCAAGTTCTTTACCATCTGCTGTGTATACAGTAATGGTTCTCTGCATACCGCCATTTGCATCGCTTTTCATGTCTACCACAAATCTGTCCCACGATGCGCATCCGGTCATTCCAAAGCACAATGTCAATCCTAATGCAATTGCTAAAATTTTCTTCTTCATAAAATCTCCTTTCAATTCATACATAGCACTTTTTCGCAAACCTCAATACACTCTTTTCTCTTCTCATCATTGGTACACTTGCCATCTGCATTGTATCGACAAGAAGTCAGATTGCATTTTTTATTTGCATAAGCATTATTTACATTATAAATCCATTCACGAAACGGAATATTGTTGATTGTGGCATTGTCCAATGCCATGTCAGCTATCTCCTGTACCATTTTTTCTATTGAAATTCCATCATTGTTGCCCTCCACAATTCCGTCAATTATCGCGCCTTCGAGTAATTCTCCAATGCTTATATTTGTCCTGTCTGGCATTTGTTTGTATAATTCGATTAATTGTTGCTTTGTCAAAGGCTTCCAGTTCGGATTGTCTCTCTTGCACTTAAAGTCTGCAACTCCACGACCGCATACATATCGCTCATTTCCATATGTGTCAACACTCGGACCGGTACATAAATCACAATTCTTTATATGATCGCAAGGTTTTAGTTCGTGGCTATATCCACTACAAAGCATTGCGTTTTGATATTCCATAATCTCGCTCCTAAATTCTTGCAACTACGTGTTCTTTTACAATTTCTTCTTTTTCTGGGTCGTAAATAACCGAACCATTTTTATCAGTTTTCAGTCTATCAAATTCGCAAGTAACCTTTATGCCATCTTTGTTACTGCATCCTGCGTGATAATCAATGAAACATACTTTCTTTTGCCATTTTCCGTTGGCATAAATCTTTGTGTAACCGCCTTTTCTGGTTTTGATTATAATTTTTGAACGTGTTTTCTTCATTTCTTATTTCCCCACTCAATAATAAGTTTTAAGTCAATATCTAATTCCCTTACAAGCGTCATGAGTCGCCCGAACTTCAAGCCATAACTCGCAATGCCCTTTAGCAATTCCTCTCGCCTGTTTTATGATGTCAAAATATGACATATTAAACTCTTTTTTGTGTTTAAGAAAATGCTTGATATAAAAAAGCATCTCTTTTTCGTACAATTTTCTGGTATTATGTTTTACCCTGTTGTCAAAAATAAGGCAATGTATTCTCGCCCTCATTTCCAATGCACCTTGAACCCTTTCTTTTTATACTCCTCTACGGCTTTTTTAAGGCTCATATCGTCCTCATACTTTTCATTCAGCATAATCACCACATTACCTTTTTCAATGCCGTATATGTTGCAATTTGCAAGTTCCTTAGCCGTTCCAAGGATAGCTTTTGTCTGCTTTCGGCTCATTTCATAGGTTTGGGTTCCCATATTAACGATCATTTCTCATAAACCTCTAATCATTCCTAGCAGCCCTGCACACACGAGTATTGCATCTCCTCGAATATCTAATACGCATTACAGAATCATGTACAAGGTCTGGCATATACCCTCTTTCTAAAATAGTTTTCGATATTCCCCTTGCTTGCTTGATGCTATTGAGTAATGGCATGTTTAAATCTTTTCTAAAGTGCTTAAAGTACGAAAAGAACCATTCTCTTTGTGCATATTTTATATTGTGCCTTATTCTGCTATCTAATTGCAGACAATGAAGCATTTCTTTAATTCTGATCATTTCTCATAAACTCCTCAAAATCTTCCATACATTTATAACACAAGTCGTATGTGGTATTTAAAATGCCATTCCTTGTAATGGAATTTCCACAAAGTATTCCTTTTTTAATTTCAGTACCACAACGATCACAAGTACACCATTCTTTTTGATGTTTCATATAAATCCCTCACTTATCACATTCGATTCCCGGAATGAATGTTCTTTTACCCATACAAGCATCTTCAAAAGTCGTAGTTTCTATTGAACATCCGCAACTAACCGGGTCTAATGGACAATTTTCATGATTAATACATGTGCATAAAATTTCTTTTTCCTGCTTCATCATTTCACCAACTTTCAAAATAACCCTAGCATGCATAAAATATCAAGTTCCGATATTTCTTTTGCACCCTCTCTTGTGTGCGCAAGAATTTCTTCCGTCGAGCATTTTTCCATATCGTTGCACTTACTCTTATCAAAATTTCTCAAAAAACAGTAATGTAGACAATACCCATATCCGACTCCAAGTAGAGTACCATGAATACTTTTACAGACAACATTGTAATTTTCTGTTTTTAAAATATCATGTTCTCCATCTAAGAAACATTCTTTTCCGTTGTTGTCCATTTTCTCTTTGAGATATTCAAGAAAAATTCTCATTTCTTTTTCTGAATCGGAAATGCACAAAATAGAATCCTTCTCTCTATCATCAATTATTTGTTTCGATTCATTATCACAAAATTCACACATTCTTCCACCCCTCCCCTTTATTAAATACCACGTTTTCAAATATTGCCGTTTCCACCTTCTCTGGCTGACTTTCTGGAACATTCCTTGCCGGAATCTGTTTAAATAGAATTTTGCAATAAGGACAGTTATCAACTTCGGAATCAGGTATCAGCATTCCACAGCGAAAGCAACTTGTCATAATTCACACCCCAATCAAAGTAAATTTTCTTATTTCTTTTGGAATCTCACGATGCAAAATGCCATCTGTATCAAAATATGGTTCGCTGTTTAATAACTGCTTGCGTTCTACATTTTCTAGATATACTCTGCTTGTTTTCCCACAAATCGTGATTTCTCCGAACATTTCCCCTATTTCAGCCTTGAATCCGCTTACATCATATGGAGTTTTGCAATAAGGGCACACCTTTTTATCTGTTTCGATTGGTGCGCCACAATTCACGCAGTTTGTCATATTTTGTACCCCAATCATAGCAAAAATCGGAATCCTCGCGAGATTCCGTATCTTTCGTTTGATATAAACATTCCGCAATGTTTTTATCATCAAATAGCGACACAGGGAATCGAACCCTGTCAGTTCAAACCATGCCAACCGCTTTCAAATCTGCAATTTCTAATCACGGAAGGGTTTTCTGTTTCCAATAATACCGCTACCATCCATAAGTCTCCCACCGACCGGAACTATTGCAGTAGCACCCGACTAAGTGGAGATAAAGACGAGCACGCCCGGAAAGCATCGAACTTTCGTTAGAGGTTTTGGAGACCTCTTTCTGACCAACAGACAGACGTATATAACGCAGCCAAACCATAGACCGTCTGCAAGCAAACAGCATAATTTGACCGAATAGGTGGGTGAGGATTTGCACCTCACATAAACCGTGCACTGTTCACATTGGAGGGAATCGAACCCATAGGACTTCAACCATGAGTTTTTAATCTTTGTCCTGTCTCTTCCATCTGCGCGTCTACCTATTCCGCCACCACCTAATTTCATGGCTCATGCACCGTGGGATAGATGCATGATAGAATACCACCGGACGGTCTCGCACCGTCCTTAACAGAATCGTCCTAGTGGCGAAAGGAGGAACCCAAATGCTTGAATCACTCAACCAAGGGTTCAAGTACATATGAAAAACATACGTGGCTACATGGAACGTCAGCATGTAACCAGTTAGGCTACCGGGATTCGAACCCGGAATGCAGGAATCAAAATCCTGTGCCTTACCGTTTGGCGATAGCCCATCATTTCCAAATGACCATAATATTCATTGCAAAAATCGCGTATGAAAGCAAATACCCCATTGCGTTTGAATTGTCTGTCTGCTTTACCTGTCCTCCCATAAGTCCAAGTATTACAAGGGCATCTATCGCCGTAGCGATTATATTTAAAATCATATCAATATCCCCCATCCTCAAAGCTGTGTTCCTGTTTGAATCGTTCCATTTCATTTACGCTCATACCGAAAATACCGGCAGACGCATCAGAGCCCGTATGTTTGAAATATTCACCCTGTTGTGGAAACATAAACCGGAACATAGCATAATTCGCAACATCACACAGATATTCAAGATTTCCGGTCTCTTCAAACTTGGCAAGGCACATTTTCAAACTTTCGATTGCATTGACATTCCCTGTGGAGAAGTTCATTCTTGCCGGTCCGTATTTGTAATATGACTGTTCAATCAAACCTTTGCGTTTTTCATCAAAGGTTTCGGAATACTCGGTTTTCATCAATGTTTCATTCATTGTTTGAATCCTCATTGTAAAGTCTCAATGTACCGTCTGCATTATACATTGGAGTAACTCCGCCCCTGTATGCCCTACAATACATAACCTTTGTGTCCTTATCGTAAAAAATCTCATACTCTGTGTCTTCGCCTATTGTTTCAAGAATGTGTTCTTCAGCACTATTACGGCAGTTATTTGAACTGCATCCAACAACACCTAACGCGATTGGCATACAAAGGATAATTGCTAATACTCTTTTCTTCATTTCAGTTTTCCCCGTTTCTGTTCCCAGAAATCGCATGAATGGTCGTATTCAACGAAATCAGCTACGTAATCGCTTTCTTCGTTTGAACAAACATAACCGTTTGTCTTGACGCATAAGCCATATTTACAGGTGCCACAACATTCTTTACACTCTACCATTAAACATCACCTTCCGCTCTGTGGTTTGCTCTTTCAATGTCAAACCCTTCCGGATAACGTGCCTTAAGCTTGTCTACATTCATCTGCATGATCTCATCAAGGCTCCAGCCGAAGGATTCACAAAGCATTGCAAGATACCAACAAATATCGCCAGCTTCTTTCTTTGCGTGGTCAATATCAAGCTGTTTCTCATGGAAAATCCACTTTTTAATCATGTCGTTGAACTCTCCAACCTCGCCGGATAACCCCAAACAAGAATTGAAGATGCCGCCAAGGTCATAATCTTGCAACGCAGATGCGATATTGTTATTTTTGCAAAATTTAAGCAAATCGAATTTATCCGAAATTCTTTCTGTCGCTTTGCGATCATTTGTCCGCATTGCTAAAGCCTGATACTCATTCCCGGTCATATATCATTCTCCTGTCCGAAACACTTTTTTGTTTTTAAAAAATTTTTGGAAATTTAGTTGCGATTCGCAACGTGAAAGTGAATTGTTATAAATTTATTATAGCCTATTTACGGTGAAAGTCAATGGGTGTTGTTGTAAGTGGCTTTTTATTTTTTGAGGTATTTAAGGGACTTAGTAGCCGCCCGGTGGCCTTTCTGTCAGACCCCCTCCCCATCCTTTTTCTGCAAACATGGAAATATAAAATATTTTCCGTTTCGTTCTGTTGTCATTGTGTGAAAATCAAATTGTTTTAATACAATTTCTATCATACCCTTGTAACTATTCGCAAAACCTAACTTTTCCGAATAGTTCACGAATAGTTAAAACGCTACACCCCTTGATATTACTGCATTTGCGAATTGTAGAATAATCACACACAATTTAAACCGTGTTATTTGCCACTGCATCTGTGAATTGTGTATCAATTGCGTGCAATTCTTGGCTCTTTTTCTCGTCCAGCCTTGGCAGTTCCTGCGCTGTGATTGCCCTTCTTTGGGTGGCATTATCGCCAATTCCTGGCTGATTCATGCCAAATTCGTTGTTGCCCACGAACATAGTACCCACTGGACTGTTGGAGTCATACGCTCTATCAAGGATGCAATCCTTGCGAGATCGTTGTAATTTTTGCCAAATCTTAAAAGCCAACGAACTTGATTCCTCGCCTTTCCAAAGGTCAAATGTTGTAGTAGGTATATTACAAAAATAACTAAATGCTACCGTACTTACCAACTTGCTATACACATTGGAGATGTATATATAATAATCACAAAGCCTATACAATACCTCTCTGTCATACCTGTTACAGTTAGTCGGTATAGTTGCATTACCAAGAGGGCTTAAACTCTTGTCCTTTAATACTTTCGTATCTGGGAATAAATGCATACCAACATACTGCATAACAGCTTTCCACTGTCTCTGTCCAGCTTTTAGTAAATCGTCGATGTGAAATTCTATACATGCCTGATCTATTAAATCCTGTACAGTTGATGTGTATATTTGCACTGTACCCAGATCCACTATAAGCCTTGTAAGATCTACGCTCTCTACATCCTGCATATATTCACACCTCCAATCCGTTTTATTTCTCTCTGCTTTTGGTATACACTATTTCTGGGGTTAAAGTCAATAAAAAGTTTTCACACGCTTATAGACAGTGAGTATATATACTTACGCCGCGCGCATATGCGGATATACACTTACAATAAACCTATAGGCTTTAGATACATTGTATTATTATTAATTTAAAAGATTAAGAAAAAGATAGAGAAAGAGAAACATAGTTCTGAAAAAGCGACGTCAGACGATTGTGTCGCCTTATGTCAGACGATTGTCAGACGATTTTTACCAAAAACTGATACTATTCTATCATTTTTGGACTTGTCAAAGACCTAATGAACCTAGCCTTGTTTATAAAAATTTAAGAAAAGTTTTATAGTTTGTTTACAGTTTTTCGGAGATTTTGTAAGATATGCCCGGGCGCGTTGTTGATTTTGGATATGGCAAAAAACAAAAGGCAGCCGGAAAAGCTGCCCCTTGTTTGAAAATATTTACTTGTATTTTGCTCGGTTTGACGATAAAATATAGATATGTCGCACGGCATGGATGCTTGCCGCTGTGGTATCTGGAGCAATTCCCCGGATACAAGGATTGAAATAATTATATTCTCAGTGATGAAAATGAGTGGGTCAGATGCTTAATCTTTCCCACTCGATTTCTTTTAATGTTTGCCAATCGTCTGTATGATACATCCAAAATCTCCGGCGCGATATATATTTATCCCCTGTGCATTAACCCGGTATATCAATTCGTCGTCATCATAAATCTTGAGCCAGTGCTTAAAATCAGCGACTTTTTTATAATGCGCGCCTATCTCCGCGTCCTCGTCAACGACGTATGCCATATAACTTCCGTCTTCGCCAAAATCAAGAGTGCTTGTTTTCAACCCGTTTTCGTCGCATCCAACAAGTATTAATGCCGCAATATCGCTTGCCCCTATAAACCTTTTCTCGTACTCTTTGTAGTTCTTCATTTTATGTTTTCCTCTCTTTCTTGTCTGGTTAATATAAATGTTGTTAAAATATTTTCTTGACTTTTGAATTATTACATGTTATTCTAAATCACGTAAGTTTTGGAAGATTAGGTTTAGTACCTATTCAAATTTACGTGACTGTTGCCGGTGGATAATCCACCGGCATTTTTAAAACTTGTATTTACCGGTTTCATCAAAATCAGATTCATCAATTTCAATAATCTGATTTTCTTTTTCGCGCATAAATTTTTGATAATACGCTTCTCCGTTCCTAGCAAGTATTAACTCATACAGTTCCTTGTCAGACAATTTCTTTCCATCCAAAAAATTTTCAACTTTTTCGTAATCAAGTTCGCCAGTCTCGTCTTTAAAGTCATTATCGCTAAACGATTTCCCATACTTTTCCAAAAGTGCCGTGTCATAAAGTGGAAAATCCGGATCACTAATTATTCCCCTTTCGTCCAGTTCATCAAAAAGCTCTTTGAAGCTTTCTGATTCCTGTTCGTATTTTACGAGTCCATTCACGCTTGTTGCTTTCCATTTAATCATATTCCGTTCTCCTTTCGGTGCTCTATTTCTTTGATCTGATTACATTATATATAGTTAGTGCTTAATTGTCAATACTTAATTAGTGCTTAATTTATTATTTTTTCATTCTGTCCATTTTATCGAGTTCCGCAAGGATCAGTTCTCTAGCAAATGCGCTTGTCTTTAGTCCGTATGAGTTGATTCTCTCTATTGTTCCAAGCGGTAATATAATGTTTATTCTATCTTTGTTGCTCATGCATTTCTTTACCGCTTTCCTGTTCTTTTCCGCTTTTGTGTTTTTGTCCATCTTTCTACACCTCCGTATTTTTTCTTACATTATATATAGTTAGTGCTTAATTGTCAATACTTAATTAGTGCTTAATAATAATGCATAATTTCTAATATGATATTAGTGCTTAATTTTGTATGTTTTGCCTATATACATTAGTGCCTAATTTCTGTATAATACAAGTATCAAATGAAGCACGAAAGCGAGGTTACAACATGAAAGATATGAAAACAGCAACAACATTATTAGAAAGCAAAGGTTATTATATTTCGAACCAGTTTGACGGTTTCGCTACTCTTCCAGATGAATACGAATTGAGCGACGTAAACGGAAATGTGGTTATTGACCATTTGAGCGAAGCACAGATTTTACAGATTTCGGAAATTTTATAGGGAGGGCTTAAACATGAGAAAGACGGGAATGCGTTTTACATGGGAAACAACAAAGAACGGTGACGCGATCAACGAACTGAAAAAGAACGGAATCGCGTTTGAGTATAACCACTTCGGGGAACTCACAGCTGACTTTTACGGAATCGGCATTTTTGAAAAAGTCGATTTTGAACACGTCCAAGGCGATGTATTTGAAATCTGTATAGAATAGCCGAAACGCTCCGATCTGGAGCGTCAGCCGTGGGATGGTCGCCCGGCTCTGATGATGGCAGACCAGAAAACGAAAGCGAGGTTTTTGAACATGGAAAAATATATAATGGTTGCAACAAATGAACAGATAGAAAGAAGCAAGGCGCGCAGAAAAGTCATTGAAGCATTGGAGTATAACCCAATGTGCTACAACTGTAAGAGTTTTGGAAAGTCCTGCAAAGGGTCAACAAATAAAGTATATAGCGGATGCGTCTATAAAGAGGTTGACGAATCGAAACCGTCTATATATACACAGATTTTAGAACAAGTGAAATAGTCGAAACCGCCACTCCTGGCGGTCTGCAGGAACTGCCCCACCTGCACTGATGAGACAGGGCACACAATGAAAGGATGGTTGATTTTATGGCTACAGTTAAATTACAAGGAATTTATGAAAGAAGAAACGCTATCCCGGCGGCAGAACTCAAGCCGGGCATGGTTACAGTTTGGAATTTTGGATACACCGAGACGGTAAAAAGCGTTGAGCCTACCAAGAGCGGAAAAAGCGTCAGATGCGTTATTATTTCCGACGAAAGTGGAAAAGAATACACGCGAACAATGCGAAACGATAGACTTGTAGCAATCGCATAGGCAAGGGCGGCTTTTCCGGGGTTCGATTCCCCGGCTTGCTTTTACCCGGATAACCGGAAAAATTTAAAATATGGAGGACTTGAAACCATGAAAAGAACGCTATATGAATTATTTATGGAATGTGATTGGAACGCCTGCCGTGTACCGTGGAGAATATACGGCGAAAACAATAAATTGATCTGCGCAAATTACGGCGCAGAAACCGGGAATGAATTTGACAATATGCAAGTAAAAAGCTACTCATACAACAAAAACAAGAATTATGTACGAGTTTATGTAAAGTAACCAACCGCCGCAGAGAATGCACGCCGGATCACTACCGGCGGCGGTTTTATGAAATTGAAAAGGAGAAAGAAAAAATGAATGAAAATAACTATGTTTTTCACACAAAAAACGGCGTTGTGCTTGTAACAGAATCGCAAGCAATTAACAACGCACTTGATCAAGAAAAAAGCGGAGTTATTCCGCGTTACTCATTCCTGGATTATAAAACCGGTGAAAACCTCACACCGCCCGGATGGCTCGTGTGGTCAACTTTTGCGGACGGATGCGGCGTTGTGTACCGCAGATCTGACGGAAAAATGATCGTAACAACAGGATTTCAAGGGGATTTTGTTGTAATTTAAGGCGGTACCATTCCGCCTTTTTCGCGTGCTTGGTGCATCCGTTCCGGTTCGATTCCGGGAGCGCGGACTACATGGAAATCGGTTTCCATGCGCAAATTGACAAATAAACACAATATAAGGAGGTGGGAAAGATGGGAAAATATGAGTATATCGGAAAAAGGGAAATCATGCGCCGGGTGTCTGCCCTTGGTTATCTGGAAATATCCGGCAAAATGTGCGGCTACTCGAAGTTCGAGGGTGTGGAATGGGTGGAGTCTGCAAAAATCAAAATAACCGCGCAGCGTGGCGGTGACTGGTTACAGATCACGCAAAAGTCGGAAAACGTAACACACACTTACAGCCGGTACAATGGGAAAAACTATCTTGACAAGTGGTAAAATGCGGTCTATGCTAGACTATAACTACAGCCGGGCAAGCGCCTTCTGGCGTTTGCCTGTGATTGGCAATAGCATCAAATATCATCAATGAATTATCTATATATGTCATATCATATAGTGTATTTGTGTTATTTGCGGAATGCCGAAGATAATTGCACGTTTGTTACACGTTTTTGAGAATCCGTGAAAATGGAATCTTGACCCCAAAACGCTACCCCAGGGGGGGTACAAAAAAATTACGAAATATTTTTTGGGGCGCGGGAAAAATTTTCTTTCGTAAAAATCAAAGACCGCGCCGCATAGTCGCTTTTGCTCAACTCTTCTATCAGCTTTTCCCTAGTCATTTCCGGATTCGTCCGGTGCACGTACTTTAAGAGTTCTGAAATTTTATCCATTATGCAACAACCTCCATAAGTTCAATCAATAGTCTGTCTGCTATTTCAAATACTTCTCTTCCGTATGTAGCCAAAAAGTCTGCTACAATTTCCTCGGTATCAATATCCATGTATACATTATACGAAAGACAGAACGCATGACATAATTCGTGACATAACACACGGTCAAGGAACCTTCCGCATAGATCATCCGCAAGATATATCGTTTTCGTGTCCCTGTCGGTCATGCCTACCGTTCTGCTTCCGTCACTTCTCTGTAGCATATCGCTGTAACGCGATACTTTGACCAAATTCCATATTTCATTGTTTATCGTGAACAATTTACCACCTCACAAACAAAGAGGGCAAAATGCCCTCTCTATTACATTTTTGTGACAAGCGTAGTCAGCTTTGTCTTGGTCAACTGTTTCTCTTCTGGGGACATACCAGAAAACAGTTCTGTCACATCTTCCGAAAGAGATTTCATGTACTTTTCAAGCTCTTTCATCTTTGCGTCCTTATCTTCCGGTGAATTTCCGTTATGCATTTCCTTTGTCTCCATGTAGCTTCTCCGACTCATACCGGCTCTGCCCTCTCTTACATCGTGAGTACCGGTACTCATGCCGTTATTTCCGCTCATAGGCTCTGAATAATACATCTTTCCCATACTCATTCTGTCAAGGTCTCTCATTCGGTCGTATTCCGGCATACTCTCCCATTCGTGGTAATCTTCCGGCATTTGATGATAATATGGAGGTTCTACATATCCTCTGCGTGTTCCACGCCCTTTCGGTGCGAATCTTCCATTTGAGTACCGGTACTCATTGTAGTATCTTCTTCCCGGATAATCCCCAAATTCTTCCACCATGCGCATGATTTCTTCGTTTTCAGACTTTTTCATGGCTTCAACAATGTTATAGTCTTTGTCAAAGCATACGATATTCTTTGCAATCTCCGTCCAATCCTTGAGATCATCAAGGTTTTGCCCCTCAAAATTCTCAATTCCAATGCCGTCAACGTGGGCTTTCACGCAATCCATAATCTGTTTCGCAAATTTATGCATAATATCAAGCCTCCCTTACTGCAATCAAATTACTGTTCTGAACCTCGATAGCCTGTGTAGATGTATTCTGCACAGCTACCGTACTGCAACAACCGCAAGGCACATCAACGTATGCCTGTGCTGATACATTAAAGAAATTCTCAACTGCGGCTGGCGTTACGATCATCTTTGTTGACTGCAAAGGTTCTCCATCAACCGCGATTGCAAGCGAAATCTCTTCAACTGTGCCGCCTGTCGGAATCTGAATGTTTCCGGAATACGATACCAAAAATCTAGCCTTACACTGATTGGTGATACCTCTTAGCTTGATAATTCCGCTTCCCTGTCTGTGTACGATACATTTTGTTCCGTTCACTGCTGTTTCTGTAAATGCAACATCTTCTCCAGCGGCAACGGTTTGTAATGCAATTCCTGTTACTTCCATTATTTTTACCTCTCTTCCATAAAATAAGGGCAAACATTACAGTCTGCCCTTTGGTTATAAGTAATACTGCATAGCAGACATAATCTTGTTTTAATTCTTGTTTAAACCTTGTTTTAATTCGTTATTGCCGAGTTAAAATCAAATTATAAACGAGTTAAACTCAATTAAGATACTCAATTATTCAGTTTTAGCAGCCACAACCGGTATTGCATCCGCATCCATATGCATAAGCATTTGGGTTAGGTACGACATATGCCGGAATGGCAGACGGATTTACTGCATTGATAATCTGCTGTGTCTGAGCCGCCATCTGAGTTGTAAGCAGTGCACTCTGACGATCCTGTGAAGCCGCTCTGCGAAGGTCATTATTTTCTGCCTGTAAGCTAGAGATTTTCTCATTGCAGAGATAATCAAGAATAGCGCGTGTTCCTGCGTTCTGGCTGTCGATAATGTCTCTTGTGTTGCTGTTCATGGTGTTCTGCAATGCGCAAGTGTTGGTTGCCATGTTGTAGTTTACACCTTGGATAGCTTCTCTTGTTTCACAGCAGCAGTTAGCAAGCTGTGACTGTAAAGCATTGGTATTCTGCATATTAGCAACTGTATCAGCATTGATAGCCTGCTGAATGCCGAATCCGGTCTGCAAAATGTTTGTGTTAATGCCATTCATACCGTTTTGCACTGCATAGAATCCATCACAAATTCCATTTGTAATGCCGTCAAGTTTTGACACAACCGCCTGATTATCGAATCCGCGCTGAATCTCACTTCCGACACCACCATTCATTCCGCTTCCTCCGAATCCGTTACCGAATCCACCCCATCCGAAGATGGCAAAGATAACGATAATGAACCATAACCATGAGCCTTCTGCGCCCCATCCATTGTTATTTCCGTTTCCGTCAATGTTCGCAACAAGCGGAACAGATGCTGTGTTGCAATTTGAACCAAACATAATTTTTACCTCCATAATTCATTTTTTATATACATAATCTTGCAAGAATTAGTATCACATTCCTAATTGGCTTTTAAACGACTCAAAAGCCTTATCTGCGTCAATTCCTTTTTCTTTGCACAAATTCCTAGCCATCTGCTCGATGCCCTTGGAATCTCCATTTTGCGCCATCTGCATAGCGTTTTTAGCTAAAGGGTTGTTCATTACGTTTTTATTCCCCATCATTTGTTGTAAAAACTGCTGTGGGTTTCTCATTCCCTGTAACATCTGCATAGGATTCATTAAGACTCACTCTCCTTTTGTGTTCGTGAAGATTTTCTTTGCGTTTGCGAAGATAACTTATCTTCCAACTCTTCCATCTTTCCAAACAAGCAATCCAATTTGTCAGTAATAGCCTTTGTTGCATCGTTAGATAGCCCTATTTCAATTCTTTTATCATCACTCGAAGAATCTGCCATCTGTTCATTAAAAGGCTTATAAACGGTCTTTCTGATTGTTCCATTGGCATCCCATTGTTTTGCAACGATTGCGCTCATATCTTGCATCGGGAAAAACGCAACACTTCCATCCATAGGTACATCATTTGCCATGATCGCTGACTCCGACTGCACTACTTTTCCTTGGATTCCAAGAAACTGCGGTTGCATCTGCTGAATCTGCGGCTCTGGCTGTTGAAACCTCTGCATTGGGTTGTACTGATAAGCGGCATAGCTTGGGTTTGGGTTAAATGCCATATTCTGATTTTGCATCTGATACATTCTCTTCCTCCAATACTTCCTTGATTGCGTGAATCATAGCTGACTGATACACAAGCGGAACCTTTGACACATCTTTTCTTGTTAAGATTTTTTCAAGAATTTCATCCGTAAATAACATTCCGCATCCCTCCTATGCTTATATTTTTGCATAAAAAAATACGGTTCTTCCGCAAAAAATAAGCAGAAAAACCGCATAAAAAAAGAACGCCAAAGCGTTCCAAGTCTACCATTTTCAGAAAAGAATCTAAAGCACTTGCGCAGACTCCTTTCTTTTGTGTTCAGTTTTTGAGTACCATTTTGAGTACCAATTTTTTTTAAGACGCCGCAAACACAGTGTTTATGCGACTTTTAAAACAGTCCGTACGGGAATCGAACCC